ACAGCTAAAACAATACTGAATTGGAAAGAGAGGATTTCCAGTCATCTGTCTGTTTACTGGAATGTTTGCAAATCATCTATTGGCACACATGACTTGATTGAGTATAACTCAGAATGGCATTCTAGGCACAAGGTCATTAAACCAACATTTAGATGGATCTCAGCCTGTCTTGAGTTGTCTGTCACAGAACGTTTTGTGGATAGATTTCGTATATTTAATGGAGTGCTTAGTCAGTGCCTAGAGGGTGGTGCAAGCACTCTGGAGTGTGCCGTCGTGCAACTAAACCAAGCTGCCTTACACTACATGCTGATGGGATTTTCTACTCAAAGAACAAGCAAGCAAGTGTTACATTCTCTACTGAAGTATCCTGATCCTGTCTGTGGATTTTTCCCCACTGATTTTGATATAGCAACCGGTGTTACAGGATTTGAATTTCAACTATACTCTCTTTTCCGTAACACATCTTATGGGACAAGTCTCAAAAATCGACTTTCAACGGATCCAGAAATCAGTCATGTGCCAGATGCAGCACCCAATTATCTAAAAGTGAAAGATCTCCAAAGTGTTCGACTTAGGTTCAGCAACATGAAGATATATCAAAATTTCGTGAATCGCCTCCCTTTGGAAACATATGAGGAAGCCGTTCAAGAAATCAATGACGATCCATTGCTGATATTTGGAAGACATACCACCTGGAAAGAAGATCAGCCCAATCTGGTTATGAAGGTGTTTTCCCCAGGAGTGCGTGAAAGTATCTCTAGTGTATCACCAGCATTGCGCATGGCTGCATCCTCTGCATATATACAAACAATGCCATGCATGACAATAATGGGTTCGAACGAAAAGCGATCTTTACTCTCTGTTATAGATTATTTTGTTGAAAATGCTTGCGATAAGCCATCAGAAGAGGAAATTTTCCCATTGTTTATTGAATTCCGTAGAGTGTATGATATGATCAAGACCATCACGTGTGGGCGCGTCATGCAGGATGTGATCCTCAAGAAGTCTACTAAGACCAAGATCCTCGTCTTTGATAGAGTTTCGGCAGATTTCCCTCCAATCGAACTGGCCAAGCGACAGTGGTTTCGTATGGGAAATGTTCCTTTGAGCACTGCTCAATTTCGCTACAAATGGAATGAATTGAGACACACATACCCTTTTTTGTCTGAGAAAGAAGGAACTCAGGGACTACAAGAAACATGTAAGACTCTTGGAATATCTGTTGTAGAGTGTAAGCACTTCCTTGAGAGCTTAACAACGAGAACTAGATCTGTAGTGCTGTATGACAGTTCCTCTAAGTCTAGATCACTGCCACACACACTATCTAGAATATATTGGCCAAATCAAAAAATACAATATCCTTCAGATGCTCATTCAGAAATATTGTCACTCAGATCAAAGATTTTCTCACTAGTATCTTATTGGTGTAGCAATGCTATCAAGGAGGATTTGATTACATCGTGGCTTAAAAGATGCAACGCTCTAGGGGGGGGTGAAAGTTCGATACCAATGAAGGGTCAAAGACTTAAGATATTTAGAGACTACTTGGACGGTGTG